AAAGCACCCACGGATCTTCATGCCAAACTTGTCATTCTTCTGGGGAAGCTCAGGGCCGACGAAAGAAACGCACGCAAACAGCTGCCCGGGGACCGTCAGATAATCCTGCTCAAGGGAAGCCATATAAAAGAGACATGCGCTTTTCTTTTAACTAAGTAAACGCGATGGAATTACGCCAACTCCATAATCAAATAAAACGCGACCACATTTCGCGCTGGGTCCCTCGCCGTTCTCACGTTCTCGACTGTGGCTGCGGCCGTGGTGGCGACTGGCACAAGTGGAAGGCGGTTCATGCCCGCGTCTCGGCCATCGATCCCGACCTGGAGTCGCTCAATGAGGCTGAGAATCGAGCGATCGAGATGGAATTTGGGGTCTGGTTCCTGGGCCTCGGAGACATCCGTCAGGCGGCATTCGCCGGCCCATACGACGTCGTCTGCTACAATTTCTCTTTACACTACATCTTCGAGGACCCAGAGACATTCAACCAGTCCATCAAAGCCCTGGCGGTCTCGGTCCGACCGGGTGGCCTGTTGATCGGCGTCACTCCCGAGAAAGCCCGGGCCGAGGCGATGGTGAACCAGTTCGGCTACTTCAGGGATTCCCTTGGAAATGAAATAGCAATGCTCCGTGCAAACTCGCGGCTCATGGTGCGCCTGGCCGACGGGCCGTTCTATGCTGACGGCGGGAGGGAAGAACCAATTTTGGATGCAAATGTATTGATACGTGCACTCGAACAGGCCGGGTTCGAGATGGTCCAGTGGGAACCCATGATCGACCGACCCAACGGGCTCATCTCTGACCTCTACAGCAAGTTTGTATTCAGGAGGCGCCCCTGAATTTTCTAAGATAATAACAGATGATCCAGTGGGTGGTGGTCGCCGTACTCTTCCTGGTGTTTATCACAATTTTGATCACAAATAGGGAGCCACCTATGTTGACGGAGCTCAAGCAGAGGTACTGGGCGATCCTGGATATGCTGAGAGAGACCGGGGACCCCGCGTGGCACGGTGTTATGCGACCGGCGATCATCACAGGGATGGTCGGGTGGTCCAAGGAAAAGGGGCCCATAGGATCCAACGTGAACAAGGGGTACGAGATTTACATATGTCTCGACGGAGATGACGTGAACTCGGCAACATACGTCCTCATTCACGAGCTGGCGCACATGTCCGTTGCGGAGTACGATCATACTACACATTTTTGGAAGAACTTTGAGGATCTCAAAGATCTGTGTGTCAAAAATGGGTTGTATGTGAAGGGCGGGGAGAGGCAGTATTGTGGGGATACTGTTCGAGGGTGAGGGGAGGGACCGAAGGTTCCTCGCGCCCTCAGCCTGGCGGAGCTTCCATGAATTTGGAGCCGCTGCGCTGCCACGAGCCGGCGCCCTTCAGGCACCGCCTCGGCTCATTTACTTCTCCACAATGTACTTCTTCGCCAGGTAGTACAGAATAGCTGCGATAATCGCAGACACGGCGAGTCCGGTCAGGGACACCTCACCAGACTCGCCCACAAACTTGGGCACCATGGTGCGCAGGCGGCTCTGGACCGGCTTGGAGAACGCGATGGCGGCGGCGATGGCGGCGACGGCCGCCTGGAACTGGTCGTCGGTCAGGCCAAAGGGGTTCGCCGAGGCGGTCTTCTTGGACTTGCTGGTGCGCTCCACCATGGGTGCCTGCTGGGGAGGGCCCATCATCTCGTTCTGGATCATCTGGTTCGGGCCGGGCATGAGTTCCTCAATCGGAGTGGAAAAGTCTGCCATTTGAGATTCATCAACATCTTTTTCGGGCGCCCTTTTCCACAGGCCTGTCGGGACGGATTTGGCCTGGTCGCCCTTGTCGCGGTTGAGCGCCTGATGGGCGAGCTCCTCGTCCACCGTAAGGGTGGCCCCCTCCGGGATGTCAGTAAGCAGCGAGCTCGCGCTTGGGTCGTACGTCAACATGGCGGACTGGCCCGGGTCCTGTGACCTCGTCATCTGAATTCAGTCCGGAAAATTGAGGAACGATCGGAGCGCGCCATTTTTTTTTGCAAGACTATAGTAAAATGTCCGGATTCGTTTCTTCTCTCGCCAGCTCCTTCGAGACTCAGGGTCTCAACTCTCTGGTCGGCGGGTTCTCTTTCGCCTCTGCACTGGCCTGGTACGGTGTGGTCCAGGCCATCATCGAGAAGTACGTCAAGCAGGGTCCCGGCATCCAGGCCCACCTGATGGCGGCTCTGCTGACCACCCTCCTGTCCATCTTCGTGTTCATGCTCATCAAGAACTTCTACCGCCCCGATCTCAAGGAGCCCCAGCAGGCGGTGTTCGCGGTGACTCGTTAAAGCGGGTTCTATTGGGCTGCGCGGCGGACAGCGCGACCTACGGCCGCCCTGGCTTGGGTTACTTCTTCTTCACGACGTTCACTACTGACCCCTTCCTCTTGGGCGCCGGTGCGATAGATCCAGCAGTTGCGGCCGCCCGGGCATTGTAGTGTCTCTGGTGGTACTGCCAGAATGCAGCCCCACCGACCCGAAAGTTACGCCGAATGGGCGCTTTGTACCAAAAAACACAGTCCGTAATCTTGTTCGACTTGCTGGTGTTGTCGAGCACCAGGCACTCGTAGTTTTCTGTGGTCGCATCCATGACCTGACAGAAGCTGTCGAACGTCGGGAAGACGCCGAAGAACGCCTTGTACAGGTTCTCTCGGTTCTGCCTGACGTTGTCGCGCAGAGCAAACACATAGTCGACGTTGGTCCGGATCATGGGTGTCATATCCATGCAGTACTGGGTCGTCATCATAAAGAAAATCTTCCAATGTCGTCCGTTCATGAACAACTGTCTGATCGCAATGTCTCTCATAAAGCCTCGATCATACATACAGTCGTCCATGAGCACAAATACCGGTGTGCACTTCCCGACCGCCAAGAGCTTCTTCTGCCGCTCGATAATCTTTTCAAGTGCATCCTTGTTGTAATCTCCAAAAACAAAGAGGTCCGGAATGAATTGCTTGTAGTACCCGTTCCCCTCCTCTGTGCCGGACATGGCGATGCCGGCCGGCAGGTGCTTCTTGTGCCACAGGATGTCCGTGACCAGCGTAGATTTGCCCGTCCCTCGCTTTCCTATGAAGACGCACACCTTGTCGTCTCCCATCTTGCTGGGATCGAACTTTCGGAGCTGTAGAGACATCCTTCCTTCAATTTCGAAACAAAATTGAGGGCGTCCTGGGGCGCGCAAACAAATATCATACGTTATCAGGAATGTCCGCAGGTTACATTCAGTTGGCCGCCATCGGGCAACAGGATGCTTACCTCACAGGGGAACCACAGGTGACGTACTTTTCGGGCGTCTACAAACGTCATACACCCTTCGTCCTCGAGGCGTACGATATCCCTTTCAACGATCAGCTCATAACATACGGAGGGACCAGCATCTGTCGCATCCCCCCAAAGGGGGACCTCATACGCTCTCTCACGTTGAAAGTCGACCTTCCGGCTCTAGAAAATCCAGGAAACGACTTTACTTGGCCAACCCAGCCATCAAGCATAAACTTTCCCAGACTCTGGTTCGGGCTCGCGGATGGGTCCACCGTCGGGCCAATCTCGGCAGGAACCGGCTTCCAGTATTATTCAACGAACAGCGCTTCACTGATCGCCTGGTTCTCAAAGTCGACTCTATTTGGACCCTACGCAACCTATAGCACGTCCCTGAGCAAGTTTATATTTTCAAATTCTTCAGTCGGTCTTTCAAACGTCATCGTTTCGGCGACGGCTCCCCCGACGTCCGCACTTTCGGGCGTGTTTTGGGGGTTCGATCCGGTGAATTACTCATCGGCCACCTCATCGAACCTCATATACAACGCAGTCTCTGGAGTCGTCACGCCCGACTTTACCCTTCTAGAGGCTGGCTGGTTTCAAACGGCCGGACTCCCAATTGATCCATACACGGGCCTATACTTCAATCTCAACCAGACTATTTCCTTCTCGGGCCTTTCGTTTATGAACTTTAGCGGGACGACCGCCCTCGGTTCCTATTGGACATCGAACGGTCTGCTCTCCATCACGTATAAGTTGAGTGCGGGTGGGGGCATCCAGTTCCTCTCGCCGGGATATTACACGATCCGCGCCGGGTTCAATGTCGATGCGGGCGCGTCTATCCAGTCCATGGCGTACGCAACTTCCACAACCGCCACAGCACCGTTGACGCCCTCCTTCAGCTACGTTGTCGATTGTGTCGTCTCACCGGACCCGTCCACCCCCCTCGTCATTCCCTTCATCGTCACAGATGCGACCCTTTACTATTACTTTTATGCAACGACGAACGGTTCCCAGATCCTTCCCGGGACGTACTTTACCGTGAGCCGGGCGAACGACATTTACCAGTTTTCGAGCAATATCGCGCTGTCAGGAACCTCCCTCGCGACCCTGCCCTTCTATGGCAACACAAACCCGTCGAATAGTACCATCGCACTGAATCCCGACTCGACCCTCAATTTCACCGTCAATGGCGAGTACCTCATCACCGGAACTCTGAGTCTCAATGACCCGTCATACGTCTCGAACGTCGTTGTGGGTGAGGGCTCAAACGTCGTGTACGACTACGACCTGTCGCTCCAGGGTCGCAACCCCACCTACGCCTTTTCGATCCCGCTCGTCGCGGACATTACGCGGAATTACTACATAAAAGTCTCGACGACCGGCTCCCTCTCCAATATACTCTCAAACTCGTTCCTGGCCGTCAATCAAATCGGAGTTCTTGCGGACACGGCCCCGAGCTTTATTCTCCCCTACAACGGCGTCCTCCTCCAGACAACCTCGAACCTTCTCACGACCCCCCTGCAACTCAAAAGCCCGTACTTTAGTTCAAACACGAACCCGACGGCAATGATAAATGTGAACTCGAGCGGGAACCTCACGTTTTCGAACGCCATTTCATACATGATGACTGGCGTCTTCTACACGTCAAACGCCGTCACGAACGTGTCGGTCGCGAGCTCGGATTCGACGTTCACTCCACAAGTGTACCCGCTCGCTCTCGGTCTGGCCCCACCATACACCGTCTCCATTCCCTTCGTAGTTGCGAACACCGCAGCGACGTATTCCATTTCGCTCGGAATAAATGGCGCAACCGCGAACGTCCTCGATAGAACGTACGTTTCGGTCGTCCCCCTCGCGTCGAACCTCTACTCTCCGACCACGACGACCATTTTCAACTACTACGACTCTGTCGGCACCTACATCATCGCGAATGCGGACCTCAAGATTGGAGGCCAGACGATCCAGAGCATCACGGGCGAATACATAGAGATCTGGAACGAGCTGAACGTTCCATACGAGAACCAGCCGGGTCTGCAGCTCATGACGGGCAAGTACGACACCGGAACGTCCGTCGCCCCCCCGGGTCGCACATACTACGTAAACTTGCCGTACTATTTCTATGGAAATCCCGAGCTGTCTATTCCAATCACGGCTCTCGGTCGACAAGACATCGAGATCTGGGTGACCTTTCGAAACTTTTCGGAACTCACGGACATTGTGGTGGCCAATCCGACCCTGACTGCGACAATCATCACGGAGTACGTCTACCTGGCCAACCCTGAGATTGACTGGTTCCAGAATCACCGACTCGATTACGTCATCACACAGACACAGTACCAGGAGTTTGACTTGATCCAGGGGTTCAAGACTGCAGTGTTCGAGCTGAACTTCAAGGGACCGGTCAAGGAGCTCTTTTTCGTCATTCAGCCAGACGGGAACTTGCCGTACGATTATTCGAACAATGGACTCCAGAGCATGGGCATGACGTTCAACGGAGAGGACGCCTTTTTGACGTCGTGCACCGACGCAACCTACCTCGGCGCCATCGAGCCATTCAAACACCACATCAACTTCTTTTCGAGCCCTCCGGGTTCCACCGTTCCTGGACGGCAGTTCTTCATGTACTGCTTCTCGACCAACCCCTACGCCACAACCTCCTCCGGTCAGATTAACTTTAGCAGAATCCGCGACGTCTTCGCGACGCTCAACATCTCGGCAACCTTTTCCCCGCCAAAGCAGTTCAGGGTCGTGGCCATGTCACAGAATGTCCTGCGGGTCGAGAACGGAATTGCCGGTCTGATGTTTGACTAGAATTGAGGGGTCATAGAGAGTTAGGGTGTTAGGGTTAGGGTATGATTTTACTCAGCTCAACTCCAAAGGGGGGCATTTGATCAAAGACCCCTAAAATTCCTCTCAACTGACTCAACTACCCTAACTACCCTAACTACCCTACCTAACACACAGGAACCCAGACCAATTCACGAGAGTTAGGGTTGAGTTAGGGTAAGTTAGGGATGCGCATGGGGTCAATGACGTAATATGCCGGTCTGATGTTTGATTGAGTTTCTAGAAGTTTCATAAACCTATACTCTCTCAATTGAAGTCTAGAGGAAAGTAATTCAATCTTAAAATTGGTATATATAGTATACCCCGGGTGACTTCCGGACCCCCATGCGGACGAAACTTCTAGAAAAAAAACCTCAGGCCAAGGTAGGATGGGACGCCCCAAAACCCAAGGACTCGTGTGTCCCCTCTGCAACAAGGATTTTTCACAGGAGCCGACCGGCACCACGTCCTTCAGACGGCACATGGCCCGCAAGAACCCTTGTGTCCCATCGGAAGGGCAAACATACCTACGGGCCCCACCCAAGTTCTTTGAGGGTGTGGTCATCAATGACTTTGACGAGATTGATCTAACGCATGTGATGGGACCGAACCTCGAGGGAAGGAAGGAGGTGTGGGTCCGCTCGGTCCTCCAGCAGATATTCAGCCGGGAAGAGAACAAGTGCATCGTCCTCAAGAACATCGAGCAATACCCAGACGAGATTTACGTCAAGCGTCAAGGCAAGACGAAGGTGATGAACATTCACGACTTGACCATCCTGACTCTCCTGGTTCTCCATGAGCGCCTATACCCTTTTCTCGAGCTCTCGGGCTGGGAAAAGTACAAGGAGTTTGAAGAGTGGGTGGTGATGGTGTCGGGTGTGGCCCTCAAGGACCGGAACTGGCTCGGGACCATCGAACCCCTCTCATATTACTACACCGCGGTCAGGGACTTTCTCAAAAACTACCTCATGAAAATGAAAAATAGAAGACACCAAAATTGGATGCTCGCGAGCGCAACCTGGACGTCTTAAAAACTCCCGCCTCTCATATAGGAATGGATCCGGATGGGTTCGCAGAGAGGGCCGCGGCTTTCTTCCCCAAGGCGAAGGATTGGCCACCCCCAGAACGTCAGCCGATCATCACACCTGAAGACATGGTCAAGCCCGAGACCAAGAAGGCACCACCTTCCAAGGATAACTAGAAGTTTCGTCAACCCTTTGTTCCCTAATTGAGAAGATTATAAATTACAAATTACCCCCTATATGTATAATAGTATATAGGGAGTGACTTTCTGACCCACAGGCGGATGAAACTTCTAGAAATATTTTCCCAGCCCATGGTAGATGCCCGGTTACATATATCTGATAATGATGGCCGATGGTGTATATAAGGTGGGACGGACGAAACAAGACTATGGAACGACTTTGAAGAGGCTTCGGGCTTATCCAGGAGACTCGGTCATTGTGATGGTCCAGAAGGTATATGATGATGTCGTAGTCGAAAAGGAGATTCTCAGAAGGTGTCGTGAGAAGTTCGGTCCCCATCTGAGAGGACGCGAGTATTTCATTGGGTCGGAAACTGAATTCATAAATATAATTCACGAATGCATGAACTTTCGCCCTATTCCCCCGCCTCCAACCGCTTCTGTAGAAGAGTATCCCGTCATCGGAACCGACTGCTTCGTACCCATCTACCGGTATGACGAATGTGGTATTATTCATGTTATTGCTCAGGCTAAGGTGGACCAATTGGATTTTTCGAAGGCAACACATCATCTCAAGTGGTTCCAGCATGCCACGACACATCAGGTTTTCGCTACATTTTCAGGTGAGCGCGTGTACCTTCAGGACATCATCAAAGAATATAAAGGTCCATGGGTTCATATAAACGGAGATCCATGGGATTTTACGAACAAAAATCTCGTCAAGGTAACCACTAATATCAGGACAATCAAGCGAAAGATCGGGACGGCCGGTGTGGTCGGTGTCTGCTTTGTAAAGAGTAGAAACCGGTGGAAAGCAACTTTGTCCGGAAAGCTCATAGGATATTTCAAGACAGAGGAAGATGCGGCGGCTGCTCGGCTTAAAAAGGTTTTGACTTCAAGTCCTATTCCTATGTCTCCCAATAATAACTAGAATTTGCGTTAACCCTTAGTTCTCAAGTTATGGAAGACAAATTGACATAAAACATAGAAAGGGTATGCACCCTGTTTTAGGATTGAGTCAATTTAGGGCCGGTAGATTCTTGGCCGAGCGCCCCCGGACCTCCCAAAATCTCTAAGTCCCTAGTAGTATGGCCGGGCGGGCAAGTCTGTCATTCCTCGGCCAGGAGGACATTTCACTGAGCGGGGACCCACAGGTGACGTACTTTGTGGAGAGATATGCAGGGCAGACGCTCTTTGCACAGCGGGTCGACAAGGTGATATTTGACGAACAGGATGTCAGCTTTGGGACCGAGAACCACAGGATCCTGCCCCGGTCCGGGGACCTCATTACCAACATGTACCTGTACGTGGAATTCCCGACCCTGCCGCCAGGCGTGGGCGTGCTGGACTCGGTCGGGACGCTCATGTTCAAGTATGTCGAGCTCTATTTAGGATCAGAATTGGTCGAACGGCTCTACGCCGAACACATCGAGATGAAGTACGACCTGGAGGTCTCAAAGGGGATGCAACCCGGACTCTCCTACCTTATCGGAAAGAACCTCCAGTTTTCGACAAACCCCAACTTGTCATACAACATCCCTCTTCCCTTCTCGACGTTCAGGCGAGGGCTGAGCAC